TATAAGAACATGGTTAAGTATATGTTCCAACTTCCAACTGAGACCGATTTTGAAATGCTTTATGGCAATCTAAAGCAACAAGAAACAATTAAGTTTTGGAGCACATCTTTTGTTAGAGGAACTACTCTTGACAATTCAATTATTATTGTTGATGAGTTTCAGAATCTAAACTTTCATGAATTAGATTCAATCATTACTCGTGTTGGAGAGAATTCGAAAATTATTTTTTGTGGAGATGCAACACAAAGTGATTTAATCAAAACAAATGAAAGAAATGGAATTAGTGATTTTATGACTATTTTGAAAAAAATGCCATCATTTGATATAATTGAATTTGGAATTGATGATATTGTCCGTTCTGGTTTAGTTAAGGAATATATCGTTGCAAAAATGGAATCTGGGTTGAATGTCTGAGATCATTTTTAATCATGTAAACTTAGATTTACCAAAGTTAGAGAGAGAAACTATTGATGGAGTCAGGTATTATAAAATACCTGATCTAAATGAAGTCCACAGATTTGTTTCAATTACTTCTGTTACTAGCCATAAAAATCGTCAGTTTTTTGCAGATTGGCGTAAAAAGATTGGAGAAGAGAAGGCAGATAAGATAACTAGACAAGCAACTAGTCGTGGAACTGATATGCATACTCTAGTTGAATACCTGTTAAAGAATGAAAATCTTCCAGAGGTTCAACCTTTATCAGAATATCTATTTAAAATTGCAAGACCAAAATTAAATAATATAAATAATATTCATGCTTTAGAGTCTTCTCTCTATAGTAAAGTATTGGGTATTGCTGGTACAGTTGACTGTATTGCAGAATACAATGGGGAACTTGCAATTATAGATTTTAAAACGTCCAAAAAACCAAAACCAGTGGAATGGATTGAGCATTATTTTGTTCAATGTATGGCATATGGATGTATGCTTTACGAACTGACTGGTATTAGCATCAAAAAACTTGTAATCATAATGGCATGTGAAAATGGAGAATGCGTTGTCTATGAAGAGTATAATAAAGAAAAATACATCAAATTGCTCACCCAATATATTAGAGAGTTTGTTTCAAGTAGAGTTGGGTAACATGGAAAGTAAAGTAAAAACAATCATTAATGATAAATTTTTATGTTCACAAAAATTTGCACAGGACATAGAGTATATTGTAAAAATTTCAAAAATTAGTTATATTGATGCAATTATAGAATATTGCGAACAAAATAATATTGAAATTGAAACGGTTCCAAAATTAATATCAAAACCGTTGAAAGAAAAGATAAAGTGTGAGGCAACAAAATTAAATTTCTTAAAGAAAACAAGTCGTGCTATTTTAAATATTTAATGTGACCCCATTTGAAACATATAAAACCTATCTTGCATTAAAGAATCACTTTACAAAAGATAGTTATGATTATTTTAAATATTGCGGAAAGTCCAGAGCATCTCTGGACTCTTTTCATAAGAGAAAAGATAGATATTTCTTTGAAAGAATGTCTAGACAAAAAACAGATGATGAAATAAAAGCATATTTTGTCGCTAACTTTGTAGAGTGTAGTGATTCTCAAAATTTATGGATTGGTGAAATTATTAGAGGTGGAGAATCTGTATATACAGATTGGTTAAAAAAGATTCAAAGTTTATCTTACTTGTTTAAAACTGAATCAGAAGTTTTTATAAGAAAGGACAACTTTGAATCTTTGTTTGATTGTAAAAACGGACAGCATCCAGACTTACTTAAAAAATATTTACAAAAAGCAGTCTCATTGGAGACTTTAGTTATACTGGATGTTATACTGAATTACTCTTCAAAGTTTGATAAAAAACTTTCCGATCCAGTGTGGGAAACCGTAGGTTTAAAAATTAAAAAATATAAACCATTCCTAAATATTGATGAGTCTAAATTCAAGCAAATTCTTAAGGAGATAGTATTATGAGTAGATTTTTTGATTCAGAAGTAGTCAGAGAATCTATAATGGAACTTGATGAAATTCAACAGAAACTTTTTGAGCAAGTTATGAATCTTTCTTTCTATGATAAAAATGGAAAGAAAGAACATCTTGAATTAATGAGACAGTTTTTAGAAAAACAAAAACTGTTTATTTTTAGGTTGTCTCTTTCTGATGATCCCGAAGCAGTTGAAATGAAAGAGAGGATTCTTGAGTCCGCTCAACTTTTTGGGTTGGGTAAGAATGGGACAGTTGATGAATTTTTTAAAGTTCTTGAATCTCAGATTGAGTATCTTGAGAAAACCCTTGACGACTGACCTCCTTCCTGCTAGACTTAATACGTACCAATACGGCACACACTTCTAATACAATTAATACGGAGAATACGAATGTCTTTTGCTGATCTTAAAAAGCAATCCAAGATGGGTTCCCTGACCGAGAAACTCATCAAACAAGTAGAAAAACTGAATGATGGTGGTTCCAAAGATGACGACCGTTTTTGGAAACCTGTAATGGATAAGAGCGGTGTAGGTTCCGCAGTTATCCGTTTCCTCCCTGCCCCCGAAGGTTGTGAACTACCTTGGGCACAAGTATGGTCTCACGCATTCCAAGGTCCTGGTGGTTGGTTGATTGACAACTGCCTTACCACTCTTGGTCAGCAATGTCCTGTTTGCGAAAAGAATCGTGTTCTGTGGAACTCTGGTTCTGACCGTGATAAGGAAGAAGCACGTAAGCAGAAGCGTAAACTTTCCTATTACGCAAACATTTATGTTGTTCGTGATCCTGCCAATCCCGATAATGAGGGCAAAGTGTTCCTCTATAAGTTTGGCAAGAAAATCTATGACAAAATTCTTGCTGCAATGCAACCTGAGTTTGAAGATGAAACCCCCATCAATCCTTTTGATTTCTGGACTGGTGCTAACTTCAAACTGAAACTTGTCAAGAAAGATGGTTATTGGAACTACGATAAGTCTGAATTCGCAGCACCTTCTCCTCTCCTTGATGGAGATGATGATGAACTGGAACGTATCTACAAGTCTCTGAATAACCTGAATGACTTTACCGATCCCAAAGAGTTCAAGTCTTACGAAGACCTGAAGAAGCGTCTTGATTACACTCTTGGTCTTCGTGGTGTTCCTAAGACCCAAGATCCAGAAGTTGTTGCCGAAGAGGAAGAGTGGGAACGTGAGCGTCGTGGTGAAACCTCTACTGCTTCGTCCTCTCGTTCATCTGCATTTGATGATGCAGAAGTTCCTTCTTCTAAGTATAGTGATGACGAAGATGAGGATGATGCTCTTTCTTACTTCCAGAAACTTGCTGAGTCGTGAAATCTCTGATCATTTTTCTTGCAATTTTCGTTGCCTCCCCAGTGGAGGCAATTACTTGGAATCAGTTCTGGAGACCATTTAGAGGAGGATATTATTATGCTCCTTCATATTATGCTCCAAGAGTATATGGTAATTGCAGAAGAGAAGTTCTTCGTGAAGAAGTAATTTCTGGTGATGGAAGAATTGAACCTTATGTTAGAACATTCAAAGAAGTTCAATACTACCCTTGCTAATCAAAATTGACCTTTAAAATAAAAAAGGGGTCGAAAAAAATTCCCGCAAAATTTTCTCTTATGAGGATTTTGCGGGTTTTTTATTTGCCAATAGTTCGCGGATTATAAACTTTTTTAGTTTTATTATCTACATATTGACTTGATTCTGAGTATGTCATTATGTTTCTAGTATCAGAAACAAATACTCCGATATATTCTGGCTTCAATAGAAGAATTTTTCTCTTTTCGTCATTTTTTCTTGTTTCATATTCATAATTTGTTATTGCTACTGTTTTATTCTTTATTGTTTGTATATTTCCATCCTTATCTAAGAATTCTAATGTTTGCCCATCAGATTCAATGAATATTTTTAATCCTGGAAATGGTTTTGTCATAGAATTTCGTTAGTAAATTTGAATAGGGGTTTTAGAGTACCATTAACAAAAATACCTGTAATTTCATATAGTCTTTCTGGTATTCTCACTTTGTTATCTAAAATAACATCTTCTATAGTTATATTTACATCCTCTCCACTATTCGTTTTTATCTTTAGTATTCCCCCCCAACTATTTGGCCAATTTGCTAAGCTATTTAATATGGATACTTCACCAAGAGTATTAGAATCTCTCTTTATATAATTTAAAGTTGAGGTATTTACATTTATAGTTGTTATATAATATTCGGTTGGTATTGAATTTCCCCTGCTGTAAACTTTTACCATTTGGTTTAAGTTTACACTAATAATTTCATTTGCTTTTGAATTTGGGAAAGAACTCAATTGATATTCAGTATCAGTTTCATTTGTTTCTATTACTTCCGATTTTGATGGATCTACTTGTATTCCACCTTCAATCAATACTCTGCCAAATTCATCTTTAAATTCAATAGTCTCGTAGTGATGGATCTCTTGTATTTTCTCATCTGAACCATATTTATCCAACATATACTTATATAAAGAGTCATTATCTAGTGGCCATTGCTCATTTGTGTTTGTTATATTATTTGTAATTAAAACAATCCAATCCAATTCGGAATTGCTATAATATTTCTCTGCTATTTGATCTGCTCTTTCGTCTCCAATTATTTGATAATATTCAAAAGCAGTGATTATTTCCTTTATATCTTCACGAAGTTTTGGTCGTTTAAATAAATTTTTTGCATCAGTATATTCATTGATAAGATTTCTATCTTTAAATACTGAAATGTATTTTAAATTTGGTAGTTCTCTGAAGTATGCCATATCAATATCCTATATCGTCTGCTGTTATTGGTGATAAATCGGCTTTTCCTGATAGCTCTCCTGTTATATTTTCTTGATAATCACCTTCGAATATTGGTTCTATTTCCGTAAAGGACAGACCTAATGTAACCGATACTGGCTGTCCATCTTCATATGCTGCCCATTGTCCATCTGGAGCATAACTTACAGAACAGTTTGTTAATGCACATAATTTGAATTTATTTAATCCAGGAATTGATGAATTTCCCATTTTATATTCAAGTTTGAATACGTTCGGAGTACCCAAAAGTGCTGCAGATGTTCCAGCACTTGCCCCAGAATTGAGCTTTCGTGCTGCCATTCCTTGCTTAAAAACTCTTATAATTTTTCTTACTGTTTTTGCTTCATTTTCACTTCTTGGGGATAGTCTCCATCCAAAACTAAATTCTCTTAATGTTGGACCTTGGAATAATAATTCTAAGTTTGAGTTTGGAACGACACCAAGACCTCTTGCCAAAATTGTTTCAGGAGGAACATCAAACTGTCCTGCTTTTAGTATTAAACTTCCTAATGCCGATTCCAATTGGGCTTTGATTGCTGGATCATTTAAATCAGCATCTTTTACTGTTGCAGCCAATAATGCGAGAGGAGTTGGATTAAAACCAGTTAATGCTTGCATACCTTGTCCTGCTGCAGCACCAAGCCCTGATAATGCAAGATTTCCCATTACTTGTGCTGTTGCTGCAGCAGTAAGATTATTCATTGTATCTGCACCCCACGCAACACTATTATTATCTGCTACATTATTTGGAATTGGTAGAATTACCGTTCCCAAAAATTCTTTTGTTGCGCTAGTTTTTGTTAGTCCAGATAGAATGTTTCCAGGATTTCCTCCAAGTAATTCTGATCCAGAAGGTGATTTATAATTGTATTCTGTTATATGTAGTGTATCTTGTTGTGTTGTTATTAAATCTGTTGGGTATATCAATAATTTTTCCGACCCACTTCCATACTTATTTTTTTCATTTGCGGAAGTGCTTAATCCAGGTATCGTAGAAAGTCCACCAAATAAAGAACTGACTGTACTACTACCATTAGTAGATGTACTAGTACTACCAGAAGCTCCTGATGGTGTTCCTAAAGTAGACGCAGCTGGTAAATTAGTCTGAGATTGCCTATTGGTGGATGTTGTAGGAGTTCCAACTACATCAAAAGTTTGATTTCCAAGAAATGATGGTTTAATTGCTCCTTTGGTAGATCCTCCAACAATTTGATAGGTTTTATTTAAATTGGATTTTACATCTAAAAATAATTCATTTAATTTTTGTTCACCAAATGTATCTATTGCTGCTTGCGTGAATGCACCATTAGAAAATATATAATCGCACTGTGAATTTTTTGATGGTTTTGTAATATTTCCTCCTGTTCCAACTTGTCTTACTACATAACTTTCCCCTGTATCTGGATCATATACTAAATTATAATCATATGCTAAGCATGGGGCATTTGGCAGCCTAGAATCTGTGGTTAATATATTTTCTTTTACTGTTAATTCTGCCATTATGGTGCGTCCCAGACTTTATATTTGGATACTGGTTGTCCTTTCTTATCTACAAATTTCTCTGTTGGCAATAACGAAACTCCAACCCAATCATTTTTAGGGACTTTAAACATTTCAGTCATTACACCAGAAAAAAGATATTTGTGTAATGTCTTTTTCGGTGCATTAGAAATACCTGATTTATTTATTAGAGATTTTGCTACTCCACCCCTGTATTGTGGATTTAAGTAATGTAGATTTGCTCCTATAAAACTTCCTTCTCTTGGATTTACTTCAATTATATAGGATAGTGGATGTTGATCCCACCATTCATATTTTTGAGGATATTTTGCAGAATATAAGAAAAATACTAAATCACCAGGAACTATGAAATTAGTATCTAATTCACTAATATTTTTATATTGATAATTTCTAAGCTCATTCATTAATTGATTTGTCCACCAATTAGATCCAAAAAATCGTTTTCCTGCTTTTTTTC